GACTGATTTGTTGTAAAAACGGATGCGGTTATTGGAATAGAGATGTGAATGGTGCAACAAATATTTATAAAATTGCTTATAATGCGATAAATAATAAAGAAAGACCAAATTATTTATCAAGAAGCAATAATACTTCAACTGGTTTAGACGAGCCAGTAAAACCAAAATTTACACGCTCTGTAAAGGGCAAACCTTGTTAATTTTTAATGGGATTTTTGTCCCATTTTAAATCTTCAAGGGTGTAAATCTGTAAAATACTCTTTTAATATCTTATGCAGTTCTAGTTTTTTTTTTTAGTATATTTTTTAAAAATTTTATGGAATCTACTAGTATGTGATGCACCTGTGTAACTATTTACAAATTCTGTACATGCTCGCATATATGCAATATACGCATTTTGTATATTTTCATTCATCTCGATATTTGTATTGTTATTCATAGTTAGTAATATAGTATTTATACTATTAATATTAATTAATATTTAATTTTTTTGTAAAATTGATTTAACAATAAATTTAACAATAAATTTAATAATAAATTTAACAATAAATTTAACAATTTTTATTTAAGACAATTCTTGTAATAAATTATAGTTGACAAACTAACTTACTTATTAAAAATGGGTGTTCCATTGCTCTTTTCTACTTTAGTACGTACATATAATGATAAAAACGATGCACAAACTGCAATTATTAAACCTACTATGCCTACAGATATATTACCAACTCATTTATTTCTTGACTTTAATGCTGGTATATATCAGGCTATTTTACCTGAAATTAAAACTGAAGATACTCTTGTGCTACATACTATTGCCTATCTAGACCTTCTAGCAACTAAGATTATTAAGAATTTAGAAGTATTATTTATTGCTCTAGATGGTGTTGTATGTCGCGGTAAGCAAATGCAACAGCGTGATCGCCGCTTTCATAGTGTTTGTAAGCGTAATCGCACACTAAAAATTAATAAACAATTTGGAACTGAGTTAGACTTTGGAAATATTAGCAATATTGACACTAATATGATTACCCCAGGAACCACATTTATGACTAAATTAAGTAAGGCAATCCGCAATTATATAACTAATTCCAAAGAATTAGCAAATGTACGTGTCATTTTTAGTGATGCAAGTGTTCCTGGTGAAGGTGAACATAAAATTATTCAATATATTAAAGCAAATAAAACTGATATTAATAATGACTATCGTGGTAGTAATGAAAATCACAATACTGTAATATACGGATTAGATGCAGATCTTATTTTACTTGGGTTATCGGCGTCTATTGACAATTTATATCTATTACGTGAGGCAAATGAATATGGTAATTTTAGTAGCATTTATGAAGGTCGCAAATACCTATATCTAGATCTAAATGTATTAAAAATAGCATTAATTGATAATTTTGCACAGTATGGTGGTCCGATTGAAGCTAGAAAACATAAAGCACTAATTGATGATTATGTGTTTTTAAGTATGTTATTTGGTAACGATTTTATGCCAAAAATTCATTGGATGTCACTTAGTAATGGTGGATATGAAAAATGGCTAAGTGCCTATTGGCAAATTCACAATCACACTGAGGAATATTTAGTAAATTTGGCAGCAATGACTATAAATACTGAAATGTTAGGCGACATTATGTTTCTTATTAAAGAGCAGGAACATGTAAATGTATTAGATTTATTTGCAAAACGGAAAAAACTGAAAATCCGCATTTCAAATGAAATGAGTGAAAGGGAAAAGCAGCAAACATTTGCAGATTTCTTTCCATTACAACATTTAAATGTTGAACAGACAATTCAACCTGAAAAACCGGGATGGCAAGATAGATATTATTCAGTGTGTTTTAATATAGTTCCAACTATAATTAATAAATCACAAATTGCTAATTGCTATTTACGTACATTGGTATGGAACTTTCTATATTATTTTGATGAAATTCCATCTTGGGATTGGTATTATCCATATGCATATGCTCCTACCATGAGTGATATTTATGATGAAATTATAAAAGTTAAAAATATAAATCCTGGTGGTAATAAAGACTTTGCATTTACAATTGGTGAACCTGTAAGTGCACAAACTTTACTATTGATGGTTTTGCCGTGGGCAAGTAAAGGGTTAATGGCGCGTGACATATCTGTAAAGTTGGAAAGTGATCAATGTCCAATGAAAATATACTTTCCACATAAATATGGGTTAAATGTGGCATTTAACAGGTATTATCATGAATGTGTACCAAATATTTATAAAATGGATTTGAAGAAAGTGCATACTTTTATAAAAACTATCAAGTTTACAGAAGATGAGCTTGCGCGTAATGAAACTGGCCAAGTGTTTACTAATTTTACACCCTTGAAGATTTAAAATGAGACAATTTTTAAGTTGAATTATTTTAAATTTTTAAGGTTTGACTATTTCAAGTCGTGTAAATTATGGGTGTAAAGTGGTTTAAAATATCGGTGAATATCATAATTTTTTGTTTTGATTTTTGATTTTTGATTTTTGATTTTAACTTTATTTTAACTTTAGTATAAAGCTAAATGTAATAGCTAAATATAATTAGTTATATTTAGATATCCAGATACCAGTTTCCAATATGTATAAGTATATTATAAAATTTACAGAAACTGTGGAAACTGTGGAAACTGTGGAAACTGTGGAAAGTATAGATGTAAATCAAATTACACTAGATGGTAGTGATCCACATGACCCACATACAATAATCCAACAGCCTATTATAAAAGCATCAATTATAAATACAAATGCAAATGGTTTTGCTACAATTATGAGTATAAATTTAGAATATGTAAATAAATTAAATAAATGCAAAGATAAAATAAATCAATTTAAAGGGAATGAATGGGAAGAGTTAAAAAAGATATCTAACCCATATGAACATATTTATATATTTAATAGCAAAAACCAATATACTGGTGTTGCTAAACTAAAACCATTAAGCAGGAGTTTTTTTAAAATGATTGAAATGGTTAATGAATTTGGCAGTTATTTTAAAAAAAAGAATACAGTAAAATCTTTACATTTAGCTGAAGGTCCGGGTGGTTTTATAGAAGCAATACGATATATACGAGGTCCAGGTCCATTAACTATAAATGATCAACATTTTGGAATAACATTAATAGATAAGAATAAATCAGTACCATGTTGGAATCAGAGTAAACAATTTTTAATAAATAATCCACAAGTTAAAATATTATATGGCGCTGATGGCACAGGTAATATATATAAATGTGACAATATCTTGCATTTAGTAAATAGTATTGTTGGTGAATGTGCAAATGAAGATACAGATAATAATAAAGAAAAATACTGTAATCTTGTAACTGGTGATGGTGGTTTCGACTTTAGTGTTGACTATAATTATCAAGAGCAAGCAAGTAGTAAGTTAATATTTGCACAAATAATATGTGCATTAAAATGTTTACAGATTAGCGATAATAGCATATTTATTTGTAAAATCTTTGATATGAGTAATTATTTAACTGTTGAGTTAATATATTTAATTAGTGTGCATTTTAAAAGTGTAATATTATATAAACCGGTAACAAGTAGAGTTGCAAATAGTGAAAAATATTTAGTATGTCGTGGTTTCTTAGGATGCAATCAACAATATTGGTTAGAATTAATGTCCTTATTAGATTATTGGAATAAGATTGAAAGCGAATTTGATGATAAGAATAAGAAAAATACAATAAATTACATATTTGAAAGCATACCTACAGAATTTGTATTAATGATTAAAAAAATAAATATGGCAATTATTGATTTACAGATAGAATCAATAAATACTACTATTAGTGCAAAGAAAAGTATATTATATAGTAGTGTTAATAATAGTGCAGCTGATGCTAATACTGAACTAATTGAAAAAAATAAAAAACTAAATATTGAAAATGCACGCAATTGGTGTGCTAAAAATGGTATTCCATATAATTAGGCTAATTACTTTTAAATCTAATCTAATCAAATAGTGATAAATTTGTAGGATAATTAACGATATCGTGTTTTTTAATGTAAAATAATCGCGGTTTCCGGGAAATTTTACGGAATTCATTATTCATTAATGCAACTTGTTTTTGGTCATCGTCATTTTCAATACCACGTATATGATCAATATTATCCTTAATAATGTTATATATGAATTTATAGACAATTTTGAGCTGATTGATGTCTCTAGCACCTGTTATAATAATACTACCTGGTCGAAATATGCTAACTGTTATTTTAGTACATATAGATTTTTTATCCTTTGTTGAGCAATGTATACTACAGTTGCAAATGCCAGCTTGTGCACTAGATGTAGCATTATAATAATAACGTGTTAGCACACCAGGATAATCATCTGGCTCATATGAATTAAATAGACCAACTTTTTTAAGTAATTTTGATACTTTTTTAAGATTTAAATTGCTATTTATTAAATAATCGCTATTGATTAAAACAATATTAATATTTGATACGTAATAGTTTGGTAACTGTAATAGTTTATTAATATCTAATGATTCAGGTAAGTTAAATAGTTTTGGGGTTGGGATATTGGTGGTATTGGTGGTATGGCTATTTTGACTATTAAATAAGTAGAGTTCAATATTTTTACATATTTCAACATCAGCATTGCGTATATTATATAGGCGATTAACTTTTTTATCAAAAGTTGACTTATATTCTTTAAAGAGCTCATTCAATTGTGTTTTAATATCAGCTAGAATAAGAGTATTATCAAGTGCAATGTTTTTTTGAATAATTGTAATAATTTTATCCATTGCAGGAGATCGGAAATCATTATAATTGCAAATTATTTGCTCAATACCTTGTTTAATATCAGTAATGTTTTTAGCTATTGAAAGCAGATTATTAAAATCTTTAATAAATTCTGCTTTAATAGAGTCAAGCTTTTTAACAGTTTTAAGAATTTGTGTATCACATGACCATTTTGCATTATTAAGTGCATTTAGTTGTTCTTGAGATATGTTATCAATATATGGTGTAATTGCAATTTTTTCAGCTAAATATGTAACTACTGATCTATATTTACGATAATAACGGGATCCTGTTACTGGTATTGATGTTAGTGGTGGTGTTATTTCCAGAGATGTATGTGTATCTAGATCAGCAGATGGTGCTGGTTCTGGTGTTGGTGCTGGTGCATCTTCTATATGTGAAGTTATATCTAGATCTGCAGATGGTTCTGGTATATCATCTTCATCATTAGATTTATATGAGCGAGCATCATCACTATATACATTTAGATAGCGTTCATAGTTATATCTATAGTAATATACTTTTCTAGTTACAGGGTTAACAGCAATTTGAAAATCATGAGTCTTAGTATTACAATCTGCAATAAAACCATCACATGTTGTAAGCTGTACTTGCAATTTATTAATTAAATTAATAATCAACTGTGATACTTTTTCAGATTCATCCTTAGATTTAAGCCCGGTCATCTGCAATTTACCATTCATAAATAGTTTAATATTAATATGGCGAAAACCCCAATATTTAAATTTAATAGTGGCCTGATTACTAAACTCGTCCTTAGTTTTATCAATAGATGTATCACCCCGTGTAAGATTACCATAATATTCAATATTATATATACCACCTGATTTGTGCTCAAGTTCCGAATGTAATTGATCATATACTGATACAAATCGCGTAAAGTATGGCAGATTTATTTCACCATTTATATCTGTTATAATAGTGCATGTTGAAATTGCTAATTCTGTAGCTTTAAATTCGGTAGTATTAGCATTTGACATTTTATAAGTGTAGAGTCTTTAGAGTCTTTAGAGTCTTTAAACTACTAAATTTATATTGCTATTTTTGTAGTCTAAGAATGCCTTATATTAATCAATTTTATAGCAATATAAGAAAATATAAGAAAATATAAGAAAATATAAAGATATATAAAAACTGTAAAATTGATTTTTTAATGTTAAATATATGTTTATAATATGTGCTTATAATTTACAGTGGTTACAGTGGTTACAGATAATACAACTGATGCAACTGATACTATAAAAATGGCGGATAATCCTAATAGTGTTAATTTTAATGCTACTAATACAAAAGCAAAAGATATTCATACAAAAAGTAGGCAAAAGCTTAATTTACCTATTAATAATAATAATAATAATAATAATGAACATGAAATAAAAATATGCATTCGTGATGTTTGTAAAATTGAGAATATAGTTGCCAAATACATTTACAAAAAATATATTAATATATCTAACAATTTAGTAAATTCTGAGGGTAATATCAATGATGCAATACCTCCTCAATTACCTAGCCAACAACATAAGCAATTACCTGTAAAAAATATATATTCACTAAAAATTAAAAATGATGCTAATTATAAAAAGTATTTAAATACTATATTTCAAAAAGAAAGACTTGGTATTATTACACAAAATGAATCTCTTACTAATGAACTACACAATATTGAAGTAGCAGATAATAAATTAGAAACTGATATGATTAATAAAAAAAATAAAAAACAAATAACATGTGTATCACGCTTTTCAAGATCAACTGTAAAAAGTTTTCCAGATATAATGCGATGTAATTTTATTATTAAAAATAAAAATAAATTGCATAGATGTGGTTGCAAATTAACATCAACTAACTGCGAGTACTGCTCTTTGCATGCATTAATGCCAAATATATATTGGGATCGCTATTGTAATTTACTTGAAAATATTGATTAAAAAATAAATAAGTATTTTTATAGTCAAATTATAGTTAAATTATAGTTAATTATCTACTAGATAGCTCTAGACAGCATGTGCATGTTTTGAATTAGCATGCATTAAACGTTTTGCAGTACGTTTCATCCGGCGATGCATTGATGTTACCATACGTTGATCTGTTTTAAATATTTTAGCAAGTGTTGGATCTGTAACACGATAAAACAAATAACGTGAATTTAGTGCAGTAATAACATAAAGCATAGTTGGCATTTGACCTTTGATAGGAGTTAAATGCTTTATTATAGACATAATTGCATCTTTACGTTGCTCTTTACTTAAAGACATTACATTTTTATAACCATGATCATCTAGCATATGTTCTTCAGTACTATTTAAATTAGTAACATGCTTCCACGTATTATTGCTAGCAGGTTTATTATTAGTAGGTTTATTGCTATGAGATGCAGTGCTTGCACTTTTATTACTAGCAGGTTTGTTTGTTACTGTTTTGCGTTTAGCCCGTTTAGCCTGTTTAACATGAGATTTATTATTTACACTAGTAGGTTTATTTGTTACTGTTTTACGTTTAGCCCGTTTAGCAGGAACTTTATTATTTGTGCTAGTTTTTGATATTTGCATTTTTTGCATAATATTAGAAATAATTTTTTTAACCATTTATAAAATAAATGCTATTGAGTATCTATATAATTAATAAATATAATAAATATTAAAATATAATAAATATTAAAATAATTATAAATAATTGTAAATATATATCTATGTATAGTTTATAGTAATTAATTTACATAATAGTATTTTACACTAAACAGTTTTAATAATGGTTGTTAAACGTTCAAAAGTTTCTAAAAAAAGCAAAAGCAAAGGCAAAGGCAAAGGAAAAAGTGTATCTAAAGTTGTTAATCTTTTAACTAAACTTAAAACAGGTGTTGTTAATGTCATGGGGCGACTACGCAATACTATTACTCGCCGCAAAAAATCTCATAAAGGAACAAAAAAAACACATGTCTAGTAATCACAAAAAACGCATGCATTAAATGAATGCATTAAATGAATGCATTAAATGAATTGTTGTAAGCATTGTATCCTGAAAAGTGTAGTATAATTATAAATCATACTACACTTTGCAGGATATTAAGTGCGTATGTAATTAATGCGTGTAATTGTATCTTTAATTTAGTTTCTTCAAAATGAATATTGTTATATTTTTCAGACTCATTAGGCATATAGGTTGTGTATATTTTATTTACATTTTCAACTGTTAATTTAGGCTCTAAATTTTTCCATGTTTTATCATTTATAAATTTATCACTACTTATATCTATTTTTTGCAACAATTGTTGTATAGCCTCAATTATTGTAATATAATTAAGTAAACCATTAATGTATATTGCTTGATATATAACAAATACTAATATATTTGCATTTTTACATTCTGTATCATTATTACAATTATTATTAGATGCATTTATCAATTTATCTTTAATAATATTAAATTGATTAATAAAGTGTATGTATTTATTAAAACTATTATTTATATAATTTTGATTTATTTGCATTTTAATATTAGTATGTAAATTATAATACATTTTAGCACAATTATAGTTATTTACTGGTAGTACACAATAACTAAATGGTGCTTGCATAGTAAAAATTAATTCAGCATAACTTAAATCTCTAACAGTTGGATATATTAGTATATTTGTGTTTTTATTTATTTCATTAAAAAATGCTTTAAAATCTGTATCTTTATTTTGATTAAATAAATCTATATAATTACAATATAAATTTATATAGTCATTATATACATATTGTTCCATAATAAACGTATTAATATCATCAAATATTAATTCAATATTTAATCTATTAAATTTTTTAAAATTTAAATTATAAGTTGGTGAGTTATAGTATATTGGTATGTTTGTTTCTTTTTGTTTTATATATTTATATTGCGGAAAAACATTTGTTTTTAATAATACAAATAAATTTTTAACCATAATTGCTGTAATAAATTGTAATTCTGGCATTTGTAAATTAGGGAGAGTTGAAATATTTTTATATGCAGGATTTTTATTTTTATACCAGTCATTCAAGTTATATAAATTGAATAAACCTTCACTAGGTTTTTGTATTGATAAAAATGGATCTTCAATCCCCCCTAAAGCTTGTTTATCACTATCATATGATAAGTTTAATTGATTAGGCAATATATTTTTAATTAATTCAGCAATATTATTATATTTATTATTAGTTAAATATGTTATTAATCCTTCAGTAGTTAATATTTGTTTTAATTTATATTGTATTTTATGTTTAATATTATTCATTTTGTGAAATTTAGAATAAATATTAACATGTTGCCTTTTTACATTTAAATTTTTTTGTTTTTTAGTTTTAAATAATGATTGTAATCTTTTAAATTTAGATATTTTTTGTGGAAGTAATGTAGATTGTTTTGTTGCGTCAATTAGCTTGTTTTGTAATGTATTTATGTTTGCATTATTTTTTATGTTTGTAGAGTTAATTTTATTATAATTAATTAAATTTATAATAGTTAAAACTGCACTATTTAAATGGTTACTAGTTAAGCTTAATGTGTCATTATTTTGGTTATTATTTTTACAATATGTTAAAATATAACTATTTATAGTATATAAATGTTCTTTAATTTTTATAATATTATTTGTTTTTTCATTTTCAATTAATTTATTTAATTTTGTAAAATATTTGTTTAAAGTTGTTAAAGCTGTTAAATTATTTTTTTTTGTTTTTGTTGAAAAAAATGTAATTTTGCGCACTTGTGTTTTTTTTTTAATGCAAGTATTTATATATTCTTTACATATATTTTGATATGCATTTATAGCTTCTATTATAGGTTTTATAGATTTAATTTTTTCAGTTAAATAATTTATTATAAATTGATTTTCTGGTGATTGAATTAAATGCGCTAAAATATTATTAAACATATTTGCATTACTATAACTATATAATTTTTCATCATAATTTATGAAGTAAGGCATATAGTTTAATACATTTTTATGTAATTTGTGTTTTATAATGTCTTGCAAATATTTATCATGAAGTTTAAATGTGATATTATAAGTTTTTTTTATTATATTGTTTAAATTTACATTATATTTTTTAAAATTATTATTTGCATTATTTGCAGGACATGAAAAAATTATGCGGTGTTCATTTTTATAAATATTTATTTCAGATTGTTCACTATTTGTATTAGGTATAAATAATTCATTTAATAATCCTATTCTATCTAAAAAACTATATATATCATCAGAACATTTTTTAAATTCTTTGCAATCATAATTTATTAAAATGTTAACAACTTTTTCTAATAATTCATTAAAATTTATATTACCTAATAATACTTCATATAATTTAATAAACCAATAAAGTTTATATGGAGTTAACTCTAAATAATTTACATCTATTGTATTTTTTACAGGTATTTTGCTTAATTGTGGTATTAAATTGGTAGCTAGTTTGTCTAGTTTTCTATGGGCATCTAGGTTGTCTTGTGTATATATGTAACCTTGTTGGTGTACTACTATACAATTTTCAGTTAAAAAACTAGTTAATATATTTTTACATAACAAATTATAGTTTTCATTATTATTAACAGAGTTAAATTGTTGTCCTTTTAATAACTCTGTATTTAAAATTGTAAACTGTAAATATTTTTCATTATTTGAAAAATAATTAAGTTCAATAATAGACATTATATACTTATAATAAATATAATAAATATATTAAATATTTTTAGATGTTCTAGATGCTCGTGATGCTCTAGATGCTCGTGATGTTCTAGATGCTCGTGATGTTCTAGATGCTCGTGATGTTCTAGATGCTTGTGATGTTCTAGATGCTCGTGATGCTCTAGATGCTCGTGATGCTCTAGATGCTCGTGATGTTCTAGATGCTCGTGATGCTCTAGATGCTCGTGATGCTCTAGATGCTCGTGATGTTCTAGATGCTTGTGATGTTATGGATGGTTTTGCTGCAAGAATAGGATCTTTAATTGGTGGTATAGGAAACATTCTAATTGTTTTTGGTAATGGCTCTGGTAGTTCACCTACAGCTACAGATGGAGATGCAGGCGCAAATATAGGTACACTAGCAATTCCCTCGTGATTTTGAGGTAAATCAATAATTTTATCAATATCAACATTTTCAACAAAATTACCAAGTGCCAGTTGTTCAACTGTTGCTTTATCTAATGATTTAAGGTGCATTAAATTATGTTTAAACATTTTGCGTTCATTAGCACAAGTTATGCGATCGCATTCATTTAGCTGATCATATAAATGTCCAATACCACCATCACGGTGCAAATTATATATTGCATTATTTTCACATGTTTTAATATCTTTATAAGTTGTATTACCCTTTGCATTATCTTTATGACATTTTCCTATAGTATCTCGAAATTTTTTATTATAATCATAACCCCATAGTTTAAAACGTGCCTTATATAGTTTATTATCTATATTTGCACATTGCTTATGTCTACAAGTTTGATTAAGTGCACATAATTTATATATTTCAGGTGTTTCAATATTATTTATATTAGTTTTAAATATATCACATTGTTTTGATGCATATTTAGATAATTTTGTATTATTATGTGTATTATAATGTGAAGTATTATGTGAATTATTATGTGAAGTATTATGTGAATTTATTGTATGTAAATGTTTATTTACACGTTTACTTATTGTTTTAATGCTATGTGAGCGGCTTCTCTTATGTATACTTTTTGACATACTAAAAATATTAATATATATATATTAATCAATCTATATCAATCTATATCAACCTATATCTAATTATTATGATATAGGTATAAATAAAATAAATAAAATATCTATAAATATGTAATTATTTATATGTAATTATTTATAACTAATTTTAAAATGCGTTATATATTTGTAAAATAAAAATTTATTAAAGTTAAGTTTAAAGCATAAGTATACATATTCTAATACATATTCTAATACATATTCAATATGCCTCGCAATCGTAATTTAAATGACAATGATGAAAAAACTAAGCTATCACCATCTAATGCTCTAGATGAGGATTACCTAGATGTTGATAAACCGCTACCTGGTCAAAATTTCTACTGTATTTCATTTGTTAGCCCTGATAAAGTGCTTAATTGCAAAGAGATGTGGTATTATCATCATTATCAACGTAAAAATGTTACAACACTACAAAGCCTGTTTACTGGCAAACTTGACTCAATAATTGCCAAATGCGAAGACGGTACTGTTGATATTAGTGCTATTATTTCACTTAAAAAATCTCTAGATGAAGCATGCGCAAAGGAAATTTGCACATTTGATGAGTTTAAAGAGAAATTTGTGGATTTTACATTTGCTGATGAGGAAAAGCTAAATGAGTCATTTGATAAACTCAATGATTTTCAAACAAGTGTGCGTGGTGTAAAAGTTCGTGGTGTTTTTGACAGTAAGCGTGAGGCTGATGTTCGCGCATCTGTTCTACAACGCCAAGATCCATCATTTGATGTTTTTGTTGGCCAGGTAGGATTCTGGTGTCCTTGGAATCCTAACCCTCAAAAAATTGCTGATATTGAGTATCTAAATAATGATTTAAATCGTTTGGTAAAAGAATATAAAGCAAATGAAGTGAAAAAAGACATGTTTTACAATGAGCAAAAAGTTAATCGTCAAAAAGATTCACATACCCTTTCAGCTGAAGATCGTTTAAAACATAAGGAAGGGTTAAATAAAACAATGGGCGAAAAAGAGTATATGGAGCAAAAAATATCTGAATCTGGTGGTATAGTTATGCCTAGCACAAATAATCCTGTAGGTATAATTAATCAGGATGATGTTGGAAATGTTCAAGATATGCAAGATATGATTGCGTCTATAGATACAGCTGCAGGTCTTGATAATGTAATTACAGGGCTAGATGTTGGTAGTGCAGAGTCACGTGCTGTCAGCTTTGAAACTACATCTTCAGTTTTAATGGCTGATGATCCTTGGGTCCAGCGTAAACTACAAGGTCAACTATAAAGTTAACTATATTTGTCTAAAAAATACATCTTGTTTTTCAAACATATCCTGAAAACTGCTTTCTAACTTAACTGGTCCAAATTGGTCCTCATAAATACTGCGTGGTATAAATCTGTACTCAACAACCGTTTTTGTTTCTGTATTTGTAATCAGTTTTTTTTGATATCCTAATGCCATTAATACTAAGCCAAGAACTAATAAAACTAATACAAGACTTTTCATTTTACTATTTTATATCTAGATCTAATAATGATAATGATAATGATAGCAATAGCGATAGCGATAGTAATAACTATAAATTATATAGTTAATTTTTTACTATATTTTTACTATATTTTTACTATTTTTTTTACATAAATATAACAATAAAGAGTAGACATAGCTAGATATTTACACAAATTCAAAGAACTTCATATGAACATATAACTATGTTTACATCAACCTTTATAGATTATATGAACTATACTGTTGATTATCATAAACAAACAACACCATACGAAAATTTGTACAAAATTTTTACTATAGATGAATTAGAACTACAAGCATTCTTTCGTGAGTTTGAATACCAATTTTCAACTAATAAAATACATCTTTATGATAAAACATATAAATGTGAATTATCTTATTCAATGACTGATAAAATTAAACAAGTTTTTATAAAATCAATGGATCAGATTGGATTTACATATATTAATTGCGATAGTAAATATGCTAGTAAAGTAATTGAAGAACTTATAAGTATGCAATACACTATAGTTATTGGAAATCTTGATGATTGTTTTAAAACTTCTATATATATTATTTTTTAACCAATTAAATATTTTATAGCTAAAACTAGAACTAGAACTAGAACTAGAACTATATCTAAATAAAATCTATCTTGATAATAGAAGCATAAAATTATATTATAAAAATGCCTAAATATCATAGTAGTACTGCAAAATGCCCTGCAAATAAGTTTAGTATCTTTAATGGATGTATGTCTTGGTTAAAAGTGCTCAATATTTTTGGTATCATATCTCTAGCTATTATACTTTGCCTTATTTACATGACATATAATAAGCATAATGGTATGGGTGGAGGTGGTATGGGTGGAGGTGGTATGGGTGGAATGGGTGGAATGGGTGGAGGTGGAGGTGGGATGGATTCTAGAAAAGCACGTTCTCACCTATTAGCAATTTCACAAAAAGGTGAAGGTAATACTCCTATGCAAATGGATACCACAGTCTATGCAAATGATCCAGCAGTACATGAAAGTGATGGAACAGGTACACAATCATCACAACGTGTAAAATATGATATTAATCTTAAGCATAATTATAATATACGAGATGCTAACCCAAATGTACCCAATGTTAACATGATTTCATATGCCCAATATCAAGCAGATAAAGATGTTGAGCGTATTATAAATCCTATTCTACCTCCAGAACGTAGTTATGAAAATGCATATGGCTTACCTATAAATCAACCATCACGTGGTCCTACAGGTGCCTATCAACAAGTAGGTTTTCTTAGCCAGACATCAACATCTGGAGATGCTAATGGAAACAATAATGAAAATTTAATTTTACCACTAATGGGTCGTCCTGTATATTTTGGCTCACGTAATTGGAGCTATTATACTTTTTCTGAAAAATATCAAACTGTTAAATTGCCATTAACACATAAAGGTCGCAAATGTAGTAGTGATATTGGATGTGAAGAATTTTATGAAGGTGATAAAGTTCATATACCTCCATATCAAGGCGAATTTATTATACACCTTTATGATTATGATAAACCCAGCTATATTCCATATGTTTATTAATTTATAATTTATAATTTATAATTTATATTTAGCAAATTATTAACTTTTAATTATCTTTTAACATTTAATATTTAATATTTAACATTTAACATTTATCACCTTTCCTGTAAAATTGATTTAAAAGATATGTGAATTAAATATATTTAATTAATAATAACACTTACGTGTCTAGTAATATAGTATTTTGCCAGTATACTTTTCTCCACTTTAACATAATGATTCGCCTAGACAAGCAGACTAACCAAAAAGAAACTATACTTGCACTTATTAGTCATACTCTTGATAACCCAGAACTTGAACTTGAATGTCTTATTAATAATTCACCTAATCGCAATAAACCTAACATAACACATGATAACTTTATTGCCATTATTAAAAGATTAAAAAACCACCCTGATTATATTGATAAATCCACATATAAGTTAAACATTAGTTTTCCTGCAACATCTAAATATAAAGATGTGCGTGTAACTGTAAAAAGTCCCGGAGCAATTAAATCCTATTGTAATAACGAGTCCCTCACTATTATACGTAATAATGTAGACTTTGAAATGAAACAACTCGCAAAAGTACAGCCAAATCGCATGTATATGCCCAATTACAATATGAGATTTAACTTGAAATTAGAACGCAATTTTAATAATAATGAAGCACGGATTAAAGAGATTATACGCGATTGGGGAACTGAAGCTAAGCAATATCGATTTAAGAAAACATTCTCATTTATTAAAAAAACTGGAGACTACTCAATTGATGTAAGTATTGTTAAATCCAGTATACAAGAAGATAAATACTTAACAGTTAAAGAAGTCAATGAGCTAGAACTATACAATAATATTGTTAAACCAGATACTGTTAAAGTACAGTTTGCAATGTGGTGGAATAGTATTAAAGATAAACCTGATGAAAAAGTGCAGGTTAAAAACTATGATAACTCATATATAACAATTGCACAAAGTAACGTATTTAATAATATACCAACCTATGAGGTTGAAGTTGAATATATTAAAAATAAAACAACCGATAAAATTAAATTTAAATCACTTGTTGAAAAAAAAACATATATTGATGGCGAATTTACTAATTATTTTAAACAAATAGGTATTGTTTTACAATGTGTAGGAAATTCCTTTTTCATTATGAATAATGATGAAAAGTGGGAAGTTCGTCGCAATATGATTAAAGTTGTTGAAAATAGTATAAATGAAAGCTCACTAGCTAAAAGTTCTAAACGTAATGATGGAGGTGATGGTGATGGCAATGCTAATGATGGAGGTGATGGTGATGGTGATGGCAATGCTAGTGATGGTAATCGTAAAACTCGTACTATACAAAAAGGTGGATCATTAAGCGATGATAGTGATGGTGATGGTAATGCAGATGCACATGGCACAGGCAATGATGATGTATTTAGTGAAACAGAAGCTGCAGGTGATGGTTCCCACTTTGATGAAAAGCACAGTAAATTAACTGCATCTGATGAAGTCAACCGGCGACATGTTTTAAAAGGCGGCGCACTTACTAAGAAAATTGCAGATATACGTCGCATAGTGAAACAGAATATGGAACGTGGTGTTTTCTTTGGACCTAACATTGTAGATTTATCATATAGCGCTATTGCCCGTATTGATCCAAAATCTATTCCAAATATCAAATATAATACTAATATTAATATCAATTATGCTGTAACAGACAAAACTGATGGCGAACGCAATTTAATGTTTATTGATAATGATGGCCATTCATATGGCGTTGATCGTGCCAATAATATCAAAAAACTAGGTATTAAACTCCCGCAACTTGCAAATAGTATATTTGACGGTGAATTCATAAATCGCAATGAAGCTGGCAAGCTGATAAATCACTATTATATATTTGACTGTTATGTGTATCGAGGTGACAATGTAATGAATAAACCGTTTAATTGCAATCGCCAAACTGGTCGTCACTCACATATTACTGCATCTGCAAAATACTTTTCAACTGGTACCGATATTATTCAAGATAATGATAAAATGCCTCTTCTTATATTTAAAAAGGAATATCTCCTTGGAAATTCAATAGCAACATTTAGCGAATTAGAAGATGATGAAACACCACTTATATTTGATCAATGTGGCAAATTACTCAATAAAATGAATAAATCATATGGTGGATTTATTGATACTGGTCACCTATTTACCTATAAAACTGACGGGCTTGTATTTCTACCTGACAATTTATCAGTATTTCAAACATTTGAAGGTGAATATATTGAAAATACTTTTAAACAGGAAAGTTGGGGGCTTAACTATAAATGGAAGCCTGCTGATCATCTTACTGTTGACTTTAAAGTTCAATATCAAAAAGATCTAGATAGCAAAGGTGTCAAATATGCATATTTTAATGAACAAAAGTTTGTGCAAGTAAACTTGATTTCTAAAGTATATCCAAATTCCCGATTTAAGAATCAACTTAACTTTTGGTTACTTAATTGTGGGTTAAATTTAAAAAATATCCCAGAAGATTTCATATTCTTTGCGCAAAATCCGTGCATTGCCACATTTGATGCCGATGGTAATATAGATAATCAAATGGGTGTAGCTTATTTGCCAGTTGATACTAATGATAATGTCATATGTAATAATAATGATATTATAGTTGATGGAATTATTGCTGAGTTTTCTTATAATATATCTAGACCTGAACCACAATTCCGGTGGACTGCTGAACGTATTCGCGCTGATAAAACTGCACCCAATGCATATTTTGGCACAGCAGTAGGAGCTTGGCAACTTATTAATAACCCTATTACTAAAGAATATTTGAGTAGTGGACGTACTGGTGGCACTGGTGGTAAGAGTGGCGATACTAAAGAATCGCCAATAGGATTAAGCAATGTAGTATATTATACAGAGGAGCCACGAGGTGCACAAAAGCAGCAATATGCAACTGCGCCATTAAATAAGTTTAATAACTTTGTTAAATCATTTGTAATTGAGCGTGCTCTTTCCGGATATATTAAACCTAAAGTGCTTGATTTAGCATGTGGACGATTTGCTGAAATGTTCAAATGGGTTGAAAATAGTGTAGATTTTTGCTTAGGTATTGACATTAATGCTGATAATATTTATAACCAATATGATGGTGGTGCTACCCGTATAATGGAAAAACGCGCAATTATGCCTGCAATAGGAAAACTTGCAGAGCGTACAATACTACTTGTTGGTAATACAACTAAAAATATTGCATCAGGTGAAGTAGTTGGCGGTGATCCTTTAAATCGCTATTTTCTAGATGTACTTTATGGTCGGGCAAAAGGTCGCACACCTAAACTTAAAAGGTTAGAAAGTATTGCTCTTGATGGGTTTGATATGGTGTCTTGTATGTATGCAATACATTATATGCTCGATTCTGAAGAAATGTTAGATAATTTTCTACGTAATGTAAGTGAAAATCTCATGGATCAAGCTTATTTTATAGGAACTTGTCTGGATGGTCCAACAGTGTTAAAAACACTCGGATCACAAGATGAGCTAATTGGTACTATTGGTGATAAAGTTGTTTATTCTATAAAGAAACAAGGTGAATATAAAAAGTTAACAATTGGTAATAAAGTTACAACATTCTATGAAACCTTTGCAGGACATTTTGATGAAAATCTTGTTAATATGGCGTATTTACGCGAACGAGCATTAACACATAATTTAAAGTTAATTGAATATAAATCGTTTATTGAGGAACCTATAAGTTTACTTACACAATATGAAAAAGAGAAATCACAATTTGCTAAGTATATAAGGGGCAATGACTCACTTATTACATGGGCTAAAATGAATTACTACTTTATGTTTCAAAAAGTTCGTGATATTAATGAATGATTTTAAGTGGCTAGTTTCTAGTTGCTAGTTGCCAGTTTTTAGTCACAATTAAGTGCATTTTGATAAAATTATTATTTTTTATTATTTTTTATTATTTTTTATTATTTTTTATTATTTTTTATTATTTTTTAACTTAAAACTATAATGGAAAATATCCTTAAATTGACCAACTAAACCAACTATAGAATGTATAACCGTATAAGATTGGCATTTATGCCATTAACTCGCACTAAGCAAGCAGCTATAATTGTATATTGTATTGGTATTTCTGCATCAACATCAAATCAAATTATGCAAAATATGCATTATCTCAAAAATCGCAAAAGTCCATCCGATTTCTCCGATTATTCAATGGGTGCAGCAGTTGGGTTGATTGGTGGTATATATTTTGGGTTATTTTGGCCAATAACTGCAGTTAGTTATGGTGTCTATAAATGTGTTGAAAAGACAAAATATTTTGAAAAAAAATAAGTGTAATAATATGCACTGGTTTATTTAAGGATACCCATTACATTCAACTTTCTGAAATCTGTAAAATATTATAAAATCGTTGTTCCATTGCTATAATTTTAATTTTTTCTTTATCCAAACCATTAATTAATATTGGAGTTCGCGGTAACTTTAAAATATTGAGTGGCGTATGGGATTGTGTATTTTCTTTATCTAAATATAAACCCCCAACTATTGCTTGAAATGTGGTTGCTGAATTGCTATCGATAGTGAGGGGTATATCTATAACTGCATAAGAGTTTTCCTGAGGGGTAAAATGTTGTGCGAAGCGGATCATTTGCTCAATCACCTCAAAATGGTCCTCATATATAGGAGACATTTCGCTTATTTTACTAGCAAATGCATTTGTTATTATCATATCCTTAGTAATGGCAGTAATATACATTGTGGGCAGGAAATTGGCTTCATACTCTGAAAATTGGCTTTTAATAGCTAGTCGCATTTTCATTAAGTTATCAAGTTCTCTATTTTGCTTTATTTTAATTTTTTTCAAATAAGTCATATAGCTATCTAGCTGCTTGTCTGTTTTCAAATTTTTTTTTAAATCTTTAATGCTGGCTTTATACTTAGCTACTAACTCTGCAAGTTTTTCATTGTCAATACCTTTTAATATGGTGTATTCTTCAATGTATAGAGACTGTACTATATAACCCTGTTTTAGCAGCATTATAAGATGATATGTAGATTGTCTATTACCATTCCAAAAAGTGTAAATCTTTTGAGTATTTAGATGCTTAATAGCCACTTGCTTTGTCAATTCACCATGTTTAGTATAAAATTTATTAGTTGTTAATGATACATTTTTCATATAGCGTTGTAACATATAGTTTGAAATAAATAAGAATGCAAATGAAAGTACAAACGATAGTGTAATATATTTATAATTTTGTGTAACGTTTTTTGTAATATAGTCTGGTAAGTATGATATAATTTTATTTAATGTATCTAGAGGCATTGATTGTTGTAAGGTCATTATTATGATTTGCCTAGTATTATATCTGTATTATATCTAGCTATATAATAATATTTACTAACAGTAAAATGAATAACTCAATGCAATCACCTAAATATAATCAACTGCAAACAGTTCATAAAACTAGTGCTCATGAAAACTATTGGTTTCAAGATATACCAAACACTATATTTAATTTGGATTTTGCATTTAAAATATTTCCAACTTTTGAAATGACATACCCTGAGAAAGTCAATTCATTAGTACGGTTATCAATATATGTAGGAATTATTACTGGCCTTGCAACTGCAAATTATTTATATCTTTACATTCCAATTATTACAATGCTATTAACATATGTACTCTATTTATTTCGCACAGTTCAACTTAATCAAGAAATTGCTAAAATTGGTCCAGGAGCCAAGCTTGAAGACTTGCCACTTGAAACACGTCAAAAGATAGCAGATGACAATATGCTCGGTATTAGTGGTAAAGAGTCAATGGCAAATATTCTAAATATACGTAATTGTTCACGACCCACTACAAATAATCCATTTATGAATCCACTATTATTTGACTCACGTATGAGGGAACCAGCATGTAATTCTGTAGATAGTGATAACCAATTTAAGATTGAAACTGAATATAATAAATATTGTATCAAAGATGCAAGCGATATTTTTAATCATAATAGTGGTCGGCGTGAATTCTATACTGTAGCTGCTACAACATATCCTAATAATCAAACTGGATTTGCCAATTGGTTATATAAAACGCCACCTACTTGTAAAGAAGGAAATGGTGCACAATGCGTTGCAAATTTACCAAGTCGTCTTAATGCAAATCTTATTACACCAAGCTTTTCACAGTAGTTTTATGTGTGCATTTATGTATGTTTAATTTTTATTTTTTTAAATATCTGAAATGTTTTTATAATCAGTCATTAAACCTATTGATGTTAGTGAAAATATAATATCTTCAATAATATTTTCACGTTGATTACGTGTTAAGCGATTATCCGTATATACTGAGTTTGGAATAGTAGGAGCTGCGGTGGTTGTTGGGCTTTGAGTAGTTGTTGGGCTTTGAGTTGTTGTTGGGCCTTGAGTGGTTGTTGGCCCTTGAGTGGTTGTTGGCCCTTGAGTGGTTGTAGTAGCCGCTGCTGTTGAAGTAGCAGCGCCTGTTGTAGTAGCTGCGCCTGTTGTAGTAGCTGCGCCTGTTGTAGTAGCCGCGCCTGTTGTAGTAGCCGCGCCTGTTGTAGTAGCCGCTGCTGTTGTAGTAGCCGCGCCTGTTGTAGTAGCCGCTGCTGTTGTAGTAGCTGCTGCTGTTGTAGTAGCTGCTACAGGAGGTTCAAGAGTAAATGAACCTGGATTTGTAGTAGCCGCACGTCCAAACATATTTATATAATATTGTTCCCCATTAATAATTGGTCCACTAATTGTTCCAGTAATATTGTCAAAACTATTAAATCTAAACATATTTGTCGCTGGTGTTGTATTAACAATATTTATTCCATACCCAAGAAAAGTATAAGTTGCACTTGAAAATTGCAAATAATTGGTTTTTAAATTATCTGTATAAATATAATTATCTTCTATATAAAAATTATATTTCTCACTTAGAGGTAGTTCTTGTGTACTGCCTAAAGTATTTACATTATTTATTAAATAATAAGGGGGATTAGTATTATTAATCTTTATTTTGTAATAACCAGCTGTAACTGCAAAACCATCAGTTTGTTTATTTTTCATATAGATCATATACAAAATACATATAATAGAAAAAATACATAAAATATATATTATATATTTGGTATATTTGATATATTTGGTATATTTTCCATTATTTAAAGTCATTATAAATGTAATGATTATTTACCTATTAGTTTAACTATTTAACTAATAATTTAATTTATTATATATTTAATAAGTGTACATATATTTTTTATTTTTTATTTATTATCATGTTAAATATCATGTTAAATATTATATTAAATATATAAAAAAATACACATTTATAATTAATTATAATTTTATCTATTTACATAGCTGTTTAGAGATGTAATAATGTAATAATGTAATAATGTAAATGCTTTCTATCCATAACACAATTATTTATAACTGATAGGTATTTAAGGGATAAACGTTTTTAGCTTCTGAATACGATATTCTTGTTCAGTGGCTGCATACTCCTTGTGGTTAGTGCACATCCGTACATTTGTATAGATTTCACAGTCAAATGTTGGTTCTGATTTGGATAGTGTTGCTTGATCTACTTGATTTGGAAATGTGCATAGATTTGCGCATTTGATACCAACAGGGTCAACATATTCGCATTGGCACCAATCTGTTTCATTTGGATGTTTTGGTGTTTTACACAAACATTCAGCGTGCGTCAATGGTGAGTCACCAAATGTTTTGTATGCCCACATATGTTTTGATGTCATATAAACTTTGTTCTTCCGCCACTGTTTCTGACAAGTATCAAAAAATTGCTGAAATTGTTCAACATTTGCATCTTTTGAAAGTCCCTTTGTTTCAGGAAATGTACAATGTGGTTTTGCAGGTGATTTCTGCTTTGTTTTTGGTGTATTTGGTTTTTGCAATTGTTTATCAATGTTTTTCTGTTTTGCCATTGATTGTATAGTATCTAGATATCTAGATAAGAATAATAACTATCAATTTTTGTTAGTTTTGTTAGTTTTGATAGTTTTGTTAGTTTTGTTAGTTTTGTTAGTTTTGATAGTTTTGTTAGTAAAAAAAATAGTCACACAATATTCATATAGTTAAAACATAAAATATGTAATTGGACATTTAATAGTTGCTAGTAGTGCAACGACCGTACGATGTCCAACCGTCATCAGAGGGTTTGGACACAACAGCAGCGGCTTTGGGCACAACAGCAGCGGCTTTGGTTGCCTCCTCGAGCTCGAGCTTTAGAAGACCCAACACGCATGTATTGATCTTCGAGTCTCCATGCTCAATCAAAGCAAGAAGCTCAGCCCGGGTGTTGATTGGGTAGGCGACAATCTGGATGCTCTCACCCTCAACACCATGAGTTTGAGCAAGGATTTGCGCAAAGCGTGCTTCGTCCATTATAATGGGGGGTGTTACATAGCAGTCAAGTCGTTCGTCACAACCTCCACCCGAGGGAACCACTTTTCCCACTGGAATTAGGAGTTCTTTGGTCAACTCGATTCCTGATTCCTCTCGGAGTTCCTTGAGGGCAACTCCAATTGGGTTTTTGTCATTGTCCATCATTCCAGCAATGGCCTCTATCAAGAAGTCACCTGCGGGAATGCGCAACTGACGTGCCAGAAGGACAAACAGCTCGCCATCAACGGACACACGGACAAGGACGGCGACGGCTCCTCCACGAATTAAAACATAGCCTGCAGGCTCGCTCTTGTCTGTCGCACTGTTGTAAGCATCAACGTTGATTGTGATGAAACCAGGGTTTGGTCCAAACCAGAAGACGTCACGCACTTCAATCTTACGCAGATCGCGGATCTTGTGCTTGAAATTCTTGATCCATTGGGCAAACTTCAAACAGGTAAAGACCTTCTCAAGCTGAATAAGTGTGAGCTCAAGCTTCATGACAACTGTTGTGAGATGTTTTGCCTCTGGGTAAAGCTCCCGAACACGAGCAGCAACTTCCTCGGGAGAAAGATTGTGCGGGGTGGCTGGAGCAGCGGGGGCTGGAGCAGCGGGGGCTGGAGCAGCGGGGGCTGGAACAGCGGGGGCTGGAGCAGCGGGGGCTGGAGCAGCGGGGGCTGGAACAGCTGAAACAGCATAGGTCTTGTCAAACATTTGCGATTGTTGTAAATTAATATATATTAAAGAAAACTAGTTTATCAATTTTTGTTAGTTATTGCCAATTTTTCTATTTTTATAGGTTGTTTATGTGCTTATTTGTTTGTTTTTCTATTTATAAAAAAACAGGCTTTATATTTGAGGATACCTAAAATGTAGTTAATCCATTTTTCCCAATTTTATGGTGAAAGTTTGTTGCGAATCTCTTGCAAACGTAAAGCTTCATATTTGCACCACAAATTTACAGTGGTTGACTGTGGACTTACCGATTGTTGTGGGTGAGAATTCCTTAACACCCATGATCCGTCAACATCACGCACATAAGGATTTGCAGATTCTAGAGGACGCGGCAGCCATCCACTGTATTCTCCACATAGAAATCCATCAGGTGGACGTACATTGTTTGCCATGATTGCACAACAGTCACGTTACAATGATATATTTATAATTTTCTAATTAAAACTATTCAATATTCTGCTAATTTTCTGTTTTTTACTAAAAAAAAGTATGTGATACACTTTATTTGGAATTTAGGGATTTGCATCCATGATAAAGCTCAAGAAATATTATATTTAATTATCATATTAAATAATCAATATTTGTTATAAATTCCAATTTATCCTGATAATTTAATAAGCATGTATTAAAATATTTTCAGTAAATTTCATAAAAATAACAAAAATTGATTTATTAACTGCTATATGTATAATTTATATACTTTGCAAATCTACGAATGGTTTTCACACTCGCGGAGGCTTGGTTTGTCAATTACAAAGAGACTCTGTTAAACATAGTGGCAAACCCGCTTGCATATACTCCTGAAGAGGTGAAAGCACTAGATAAACAAGTTGCACAGGTTTCTGCAATTATTAAAGCACATCTCGCAGATCTTGCAGCACGTGCAGCTGCACGTGGTATATATCCCATCAAGTCTATTGCAACACCTGAGCCGATGACTCCTGAGCCAATGACTCCTGAGCCGATGACTCCTGAGCCAATGACTCCTGAGCCAATGACTCCCATGATCTTTGATGATGCGCAGACTCCTCCGCCTGCGACTCCTCCTGCGACTCCTCCTGTGACACGGAAGAAACGGAACTGGAATTGCTCACCAAAATCGCCAGACTCACCAAGCAACAGTCGTCGTCGTACCGGACCCCAAAACCGTGAGGATCCTTTGCGTCAACGCTTACAGTTTTGATTTCCGCTAAGCTTATTACTATACGCTATTATAAAAGTTTTTTTTAGTTTTTTTATCTAAATAAATTATGTTAAAATAACATACAACTTAAAAATTAACTATAATTTAACTATATTTAACTATACTTTACTCAATATGGACACTCTTAATCTTGCTCAGATTGCAATTGCAAACCAATATGACACTGCAACAATCACCACCACAAACACTGCCAACACTACCACTACTGCCACTATTGCCACTACTAATACCAAATTAGTTTTATCATTTAAAAAGTTGATATTATTTCCTAAATTAATTGATATTACAGTTTTGTCTTCTATAATTGATCTGGATATATCTCATAATGAACTAAAATTTATTGATATTAAGGATTTGGTTAATTTAACTAACTTAACTATATTAAAATGCCAGTGTAATGAATTTACTTGTCTAGATAGTTTATTTAACTTACCTAATCTAACAGAATTATACTGTGCAGGTAACCAAATAACTGATCTAGATCACTTACCAATAAATCTTAAAATTTTAAACTGTATGGCTAACAATTTATCCGATTTAAACTATTTACCACCAGGATTACAAGAATTAGAGTGTGATGATAATAATATATCTAGACTAGATAACTTACCATTAAGTCTGCAAGTATTATGTTGTGGCTATAACATATTAACATTGCTAGATTGCTTACCAGCATCATTAAAAGGATTATACTGTGAATGCAACCGCATATCTGCTTTAGATAATTTACCTTCTAATTTACAAAATTTAAATTGCTGTAGCAACTTATTATCTAGTTTAGATAATTTGCCAATCACCTTAAAAATATTATGTTGTGAACGTAATAATATATGTGAATTAAACCAATTACCTTGCAATTTAGAAGATTTAGGATGCTATTATAACAAATTAACAGCGCTAGATCATTTACCACATAGTTTGAAAATATTACATTGTATTCAAAATCTTATAACTACATTAGATTGCTTACCACCTAATTTGATAGAGTTACATTGTGACTATAATCCATTTACATATACATTTCAACCTACATTAGAAAATATTAGAAACTATAACATATCTAGACAATTGGAAAAATTGAATTAGATAAGTTAAATTGATAAATATTAAATAGCAAATAGCAATTAGCAAATAGCAATTAGCAAATAGCAAAAAGCAAATAGCAATTAGCAATCATGGCAACTTCATATGGATCTAAAGATAAAGAAGAAAAAGAAAAAAAAGAAAAAAAAGAATATAATGAAACTGAAACTGATGTTGAAAATGATGAATATCATGATGCTGAAGAAGGGGCACATGACTCAGAAACACCTGAAGCACCTGACTCAGAAGATATAATTATAAACATTGATAGTCCTGAATATAAAACATATAGAGCAAATTTATTAGGCAAGGATATTCCAGATAGAAGTGATGACAAATGTGAATTTTACTTGTTAAATAATGTAAATCAAATTAAAAAATTTGTTAAAATCAAATCATGTGCTGTAAACTCTGAATTAAATGAAGAACACATTAGAAATATGGTTAGACAAATAGAAGATTCTAATGAACTATATTTTCCTAATTCTATTGCAGTAATTGAATATAAAAAATATAGTAGCAATTCACCCAAAAATATAATTGAATTAGTTGATGGACATCATAGGATTGAATGCTTAAAACATATTTTAACTACAAATACTATTAAAAAAATATCATTCTGGGTGCAAATATATAAAGCATATAAACCTGAATCTAAAAAAGCTAATGTTATTTTCAAATTGTACAATACTATTAAACCTTTCAAAGTAAACTTTGAGCAAACAGATTTTAAATTATTATTAGTTGTAAAATTAAATGAAGTTTTTAAGGCTAGTAGTGAAAGCGGAAATGGCAAAACGCATTTTATATTTATTAAAGATTCTATAAATAGTGTTTATAAACCATCTATACAAAAAAAATTATTTTGTGATAAACTTGAAATTAGAATTAATGAACAAATACAAGCAACTAGAAAAGATTTAGTTAAAGATATGATAAATAATATAATAAATAAATTTCAATCTTATAATAAATCTTTGCTCAAAGAAAACTTAGCATGGTTTAATAATGATAAAGAAACAAGATTTTCAGGAAAAATTACTGAAAATCAATATAAAAATGCATCTGCAAATAAATGTATGCTTGGATTAGTAAAGATAGATTTCTTAATGTATCAATGTGTAAACTTATGAAAAAATACTATTTTGATTATTTATTTAGACAATTGGAAAATTTAATCTAAAAAAATATTAAAAAATATAGTAAAATACTCCAAATACAACAGTGTTATAAAGCACTTTTTTCTTTTTCTTTTTCTTTTTCTTTTTCTTTTTCTTTTACTTTATCAATAAAATTAATAAAGTTGTTTATACCTGATCCAATGCGTCTGCTACGTTCACTATAAGGAATATTGTGATCTTTACATAACTGTGCTAGTTTAGGAGATTTTACACCAGGATTACCAATTATAGCAACACAATATTTGTCTAATGGTATATCATGGTTAAACAGTATTTCATGTGAATGCATATATGCAATTTTACCCATAAAACTACTATAGTTCAAGCATGTTTTATTTATATAGTTTTTTAATTTAGTTAGATTAGGCATTCTAAGTAGATTACCAAACTCACTTTTAATTATAATATTGTTTGTAGTGTTATTTGACTTATTAGTTAGTGTTTTGCTATGTTTTGCGCTATGTTTTGCGCTAAATGCTCTTGAAAATGATGATTTGAAACCACCAACAGGTACTGAATAAAATGGGTAATCTTGCAATAATTTTGTAGAAAAAATAATGGCTATAGAACCCCAGTGTGGTATATACTTATGTTGGTTAGGAATATCTTTATAGAGTAATTGTGTAAATATTTGCTTAGGTTTGCTATTTATAAGCATAGTTTTATATTTTGCAGGGGGCTCAGCCTCTAATGCATTTTTTTTTAATATTCTAATTATATTTTTTTCATGGGTACCATGAACAATATATTCATTATTATATGCCATCAATTAGACTATATCTATATTAGGATTATCCTCTAATAAATAGGTTAGATTTAATTTTTTATATGTCTTTTTATTTAATTTTGTATTAATAATTATTTTTACTTTTATAATTATTAGATTCAAATATTTATAAAATAATAATATTATCTAATATTGATACTATGACCAATTTTTAATTTAATATAAATTGAAAATTAAATTATCTATAAACATAGATTTTATTATGTTAAAAAATATAAAAATTATTTATAATTACTTGTAATCCAATTTTTAAACAACCTAGATATATTAAGCTTTCAAAATGTAATAAATCTTTAATATACCTAGTATTTAGTGATTTATTCTGCTTTAGTTTATTATTTATGTGCTCTATTCTCATCCTACGTTTTAATCCATCAATTTCATCTTGTGTATTTCTTTCTTTTTGATTAGTTTTATAAGGATGTATCAGTTTTATTTTTTTAGTAATTAGTAGTCTTTCTTTTAGTTTTTTAGATAAATAACCTTTATCTGCATATAAACTATTGAAATAAGTTTTTTTAGGTAATGTATTAATTAATAATTTTAAATCATGAATATTACCACTATCTATATATATTCCTAATGGTATGCCATTTTTACTAGCTAATATTGACAATTTATTACTTTTATGTTTTTTACTTTCATATGTATTCATTCCTACACTATTTACATAGCCATATTTATTAAATATAGTAGTTGAATCTATATATGCTTCTCCATGATCTATAAATAAATGATATTTTTTTAAGAACTTATTGAATGCATTTTTAAATATACCATAATCAGACCATTTACAAAATACATTATGAATATATGTTTTAGATATTTTATAAATACTACCTAATCTACTCCATGTTAAATTTGTTTCTAATTTATCAATAAATATATTTATAAAAGTTTTATAGTCTATTTTATTTTTACATCCTCTAGAATCTAATGATTTTTTATACTTATTGACTTCTATAATAATTAATTTTATAATTTCTTTTATTAATTCATTACGTTTAATTTCTTTATTCATTTTATAAAGTAATATAAAAGATATCTCTACTATTAATAGTAGGTATATAAATAAATGGATGTTGTTAAAGGTCCAGATAAATATAAATGTATTAAATTAAGATTTAATAAAATAATTAATAATACTAACACATATAATAACAAAAATATTTTAGAAACTATTAGTAATGCAGTAATAAGAACCAATAAAATAGCTATTAAATCATATATGTTATTAAGGCTTTGGGTTCTTAAAAAATATGAAAGTAATACTGATATTCCAAAGATAACTAAAGATGTTATTAGAATGTCTTTTAATGCAGTTATGATTAGTAAAGGTAAAAAACCAAAAGGTGATAATGCTCTATTATTAACCGAATTACAAAATTTATATAAATCAGATATTAATAGTACTTTTGAAAATGGAATCAAATTATCAACTATATTAAATTATTATTCTACTACTATTTTAACATCCATTGAAAATAATATTAAAAATAACTTTATTAATTATATTAATAGGTATATTAAGTCATTTTTCTTTGTAAAATATGAAAAAGAAATAACTTGTAAAGAATTTAAAAAGCAATTAATTAAAGATATAAATGTAATAAAAAAAGACCTACATGAAAATACTATCAAATGTGATAATAAATATAAAGAATGGTTAATAGAAAATAGGAATAAAATTGTACCTGTTTTTAAAGGTAACAATATTTATAAACTTTTAAATGATAATCCTCAAGATTTTATAAAGCATATGATTTACATAAATAAAGAGATTGCTAAATTAGGAAAGAAGCAATATCAATTCTTTCCTTTACAAAATAATACAGTATTAAAACATGTTCAAATTGATACTGGTGCTTTAATAGAATTATTTGCAACAAAAGTATCAGAAATTAAAAAGGATATAGATATTGCAAAAGCTATTATATGGACTGGTATTTTTAATATTAATCAAACAATAAAAAATTATGTCTTTGACTATACTATTATTACTGATGGATTTTCAACTGCATTAAGATTTTTACATAAAGATAAAGTAGAAGAAGAGAAATTAAAACATAAGAAAAAGAAAGAAGGTAGAAAAAAACGTAATGACAGATTACGAGGGCTTGGTAAAGAAGATAAATTAAAAGAAGAAGAACTTATTAAAAAAGAATCAATAGAACTTAAAAACTCTATTAAACTACAAAAAGAACTAACCTACAAAATTAATAAAGATAAGAAGGAACAAGAAAAGAAAGAAAAGCAGGAGAAAGCAAGTGATAAAGAAAAAGAAAGCAGTAAAGATAATACAAATGAGCCTATTTTTAAATATGAATTTCCATATATTGATGATGTTTCTAAGGAAGATTTAAAAGGAAAACATATATTTATAGATCCAGGTAAAAGATCATTACTAACAATGGTAGATGATAATAATAAATATTTAAATTATACTAATAGTGAATATCTAAATAGAACAAAAAGACTTATATATGCTAAAAAAATAGAAAATTATAAAACGGTTATGGGTATTACAATTATTGAAAGGGAATTAGTAAATTTTAATAGTAAAAGCTGTATAGTTGAAGACTTTATAAAATATATAAAAAAGAAGTTAGAAGTAAATAATAAGATATTAGATAGGTACAATGATATAAAATTTAGAAAGTATAAATGGTATTCATATATTAATAAAAAACGTACAGAAGATAATTTATTAAACACAATTGAAAATACATATAGTAAGGATCATATAATTATTATAGGTGATTGGAGTATTGGAAAGCAGATGGCTAATTTTATATCCACTCCAAACCTTACATTAAAAAGAAAATTAAGAGAACGATTTACAGTTTATAACATTGATGAGTTTAGAACATCATGTATAAATTATAAAACTGAAAAAAAAGGCGATAATTTATGGTTACCAAGTACTAATGGTAAACAATATAAAAAGCACTCAATCCTAACATATAAAATGGAAAATAAAAGGCTAGGGTGTATTAACAGAGATAAAAACGGATGTCAAAATATTAAAAAATTATTTATTAGTTATATGACATCAGGAACAATACCAAAAGTATATAGAAGAGACTATATACTAAATTAAAAAAGCCACTAACCATTATAACGACTAATTTATTAGTCCATAAGTTATAAATGTCAAATAGTGGGTTGCCCTTTTAATAGGGTCTTTTGGGTACTTGAAACAAATAACATCGCTGATTTATTTGAGGATATGCCCATTATAGTTAGAAATTGTTAGAAATAGTTAAAAAAAAATGTATACAAAATAGTTAGGTACACAAGAATTTACTTTTTAGCAGGCATGGGGATGGCAACGATTGTTGCTGTCTGAGATAAGGATCCAGACACATGTCCCTCCACAAACTCAACAGATGCAAGATCGTATCGTGCGGTATCCTCAATATTCTCTGCATTCTTTAGTTTGAGTTTGTCGGCCAGCTTACCTTCATTATAGCTGTAATTTGCAACAAAAGTCCACAGGGGATCATCTTCCTCCATAGATGCACGCACAACTGATAATAATGAGCGGATAAGCTCAGGTTTTGATGATTTATCAAGTCGTGCCATATCAAGATCAGCAACCGCTTTGATTGCAGGGTGTCCAGCAGGCACATTGTAAAATACGTGTTTGCCTAAATACGTTTCAAGTGACAAAGGAACCATATTAGCTTCTGGTTCTGACATGTCAAAGAGATTCAACAAATGTGCTTGATTAAACAGGTACGTCGATAATTGTTTTTAATATTACATTTATGCTTAATAATGCGCAATTTTTGTTGAAAAAATGGTTTTGGCTATTTTTATGGTAATATTTTACTTGCAATACTTTACTTGCAATACTTTACTTGCAATACTTTACTTTTATAAAGAGTTATAGTGCCTATATGCATTTTCAAACCTTTTATAATATTTTTTAATTTTACGATGTGATAATTTATTTACATCTAATGCACTTTTATTATTATCAGTTTCAATTAAATAATATCTAAATAAATATCCCAATTGTTCCATCATACTAAAAATATATCCATATTTACCTAATGCACAATATGTATCTTTAATATTTGCATATTTATGCTTACTATTATGCTTACTATTATGCTTACTATTATATTCACAATTATTTCTTTTACAACAACCCAAAGAATATATTTTATTAGCATGCTTTAATTTTTGTCCATTTATTACAACATCCATAACTGTTGATATCATAACATAACTTTCTTTACGATAAAGCAATGCTTGACCAATTGCATAAATAACATTTGTAAGTTCATCTGTATTATTATTATTATTATGTGTATATTTGTCAATATATTTGTGTGCTTTTAGTTCAGCTTTTTTTGCTGAATTAATATATTTTGCAAATTTTGCAAATTGTTTTAAATTATTATATTCATTTATTAAATTATATCCTTTGCGAATATTAGGTGTTAAAAATTTATGTAATAAATTATTTGTTTTATGAAAATTAGCAGTGTGTGTTTTGTTATGGGACTTATTAGTATGTAATTTACTATGTAATTTACTATGTAACTTAGTAGTCCGTGTTTTTTTATGTGACTTATTAGTTGTATTAGTTGTATTAGTTGTTTTAGTATTTATAATTGAAATAAATATTTTATTAAATTTTTTAAATGCATTAGCTATTTTATTAATACTAATATAGTTAGTGTTATTGCTGCTGGTGCTGTTTGTGATAGTGCTATTAAACCACTTATATTCATTTGTAAATAATTTAATTATGTTATTAATTAGATCTTCATAGTTTAGATCTATATTTAGTTTATGTAATGCAAATATATAATTGCGCACAATACAGCCATACACAATTGGCAATATGGTTACAAAATTTTTATATTTTAATTTAGATGTATCAATATAGTAGTACGGTTTATGAGTATCATTATTGTATGATAACACTGTGTAATCTGCATATATTTCAATATCTAATGTAATACTGGGAATACCTAGCATAATATAAAATAATTTTTCTATTAATAAAGTAAAATATGCTATACCACCATTATCATATTTTTCCGTTTGTGGTACATAATATCCTATACTAACATCAACATCAGATGTTAAATTATTACTACCATAAGTACCTAACGTATAATTGTTTATAATTAGTTTACGGTATTTTAAATCTGAATCATTACCATAAATTATATTAAAAAATTTATTATCAATAATTGATGATGATACAATAAATAAAAATTGATATAATAACCATACTCTTAATATCCATAGCTTTTGCTTGCTAATAATGCTATTATTTGGATTATTAATAAAGTTAACATAATCATAATTTATATTTATTAATGGCTTAATATTATTTAGGATATGTGTTTTTAGAGTTTCAAAACTATTATGTTGGTTTAGCTCTTTAATATTAAGTAGAGTTGGTGTAATTATATTTATTGAGTGTGTATGGACTATATTTTGCTTTTTTTTAAATAAATTTATGATTTCATTATATTTATATAATAATTGTGGATATAAAAATTGTGGGCTCTTAATATTAGTGTTAGCCATTACTTATATTTATTACTTATATTTATTTTATATAAAGATAAAGGTGTAAAAGTTTGTCGGTATCTGCATAACCAAGCTTAAGATTTTTTAAAATTCTAGGTAGTTAAAGAATATTGGTTATTTATAAATTTTTATAATATTCTTTAAGTAATTGACATTTTTATAAAACATAGACATATAAATGATAATAAAATTAAATTTTAAATTAAATTTTAAATTAAATTTTAAATTTAATATCTAACTAAATATTATATATTTATATTTAGATGCCACAGATTTCTATACCAAAAGCATGCTTTAATATAGATAATTTAAACTCTAAACAACAAGAAATACGAGACACGTTGAAACAACTACTTACACATGATACTAATTGCGATCATAAAGATGAAGACATATTAGATTATTTTAGCAAAATAAAAATAAAAAAAGATAAGATAAAATTAGTTACATTTAATTCTGATGATGAACACACAATGAAAATATTAAGATTGTTATATGAGAGCAATGTATGTTATGATAAAGTTCGTGAATTTTGTAAAAATAAAATAAGTGATGTATTTAAATATAAACTTAAAAAACTTAGTAAAAAAATACTAAAACATATTAAAAATACTAAAAATTTAGTACAAAAAAAATTTAAAGGCATATCATATAGTTTAAACAAACCACAAGACACACCACAAATTAATAAATTATGGGTAACATGTAGTAAAGGGGCAGATTGTTGCCTGTTTATGAAAACAATTATAGATATGGAAACACATAGCACAGCTTATTATTTACGACTTTTGGTAAATAGTATAATATATAATCCAACTATATCTAATCCAAATGAACCAAATGAACCAATTAATCCATTAATATTAAGTTTAACTAGTGTTAAAATTAAGTCATTAAATGGTGTATGGATGGCGGATTGGAATCACATAATAATAGAAGAGATTAAAACAATAGAAAATGTTAAAAATTCTACTACTACAAATGCAAGTGCAAGTGCAAATAATTTGGTGAACTCAACCACTTTGAATTTGTTTAATCCACGCACCAAACAAAATTCTAAGGATTATATAAGTGTTGATGATGATGGTAATATGCCTTTCAGTGTAAATACTAAATCTACTAGAATTATTGAATTTACTACTTTTAAACCACGGTTAATAATGGGTTTTGGACCTAGTGCCGCAGGTAAAACATATTTGACCAATGAAATAATTAAAATATTTAAAGCAACTCAACCTGACACATTTCCAACAACATTTATTTCAATAGATGGTGGTTTAATAAGAGAATCATCTTATGTATATCAAGCTATAATAGACAATATTGCAGAATATAATAATGGCACAAATGGTCAAAAATTTGATGGCTTTAAAAATTTAATGAATAATAAAAATAATGAATTGTTTCCATCAACATATATTAAAGAAGAGTTTACTAAATATTTAAAAAAGCATTATGAAGGGAAAATAAGTCTTTATGTTCCTACTACATTAAGTATAACAGTTCACAAACTGTTACCAACTGTAGAAAATTTTGTGCAACCTTATATTGATATTACAGGGGATGAGAAGAGCTGGATAGGTTTGCATATTTGGCAACATAAAACAACAGATGAATGTAATATGAAAAACAAATATAAATGTAAAGGAACCGAAGCAACTGGTGAAGCACGTGAAGTTATTGAAGGTAAAAAATTTAGTTCAAAAGCTTGGGCATTATCACAAGCATATGCAAAAGAATTGTTACTGAAAGCTCCTGGATATAAGTTAAAAATTCACAATAGTGGTGGTAGCACATATATCAACTATAATACTGTATTTAATCCCAAATCTAGTCCTAATAATAGTAGTATTTATGGATTTTCTAAAAATAGTATAGAAAATAATACACAACATGTATCTAGAGTAAGGCGTTTTCCCTCTAAAATTGTAAATCATAGTGTAAACAATATATCAATAATAAAAGATTATACAGATTACAAACCTAATACTGCAAATGCAAATTTACAGGATGACTTTATTAAAGCCTTGAAAAGCACAGAATTATTTGAATATTGTCATAAAACAAATGATGCTAACGATGCTAACAATAACAAATCATGTAAAGTTTTTTATAACACAAAATAAAAATAATCAAATAAAATTAAAATTGAATATATAAACTTTTTTATAAAAATATAAAATTAAATGGAAAAACAAATGGAAAGCAAAACTAATATGCCTGCAATACAAAAATATGGTATATTACTATTAGAGCGTCATAATTTAGCAGATTCTAGATTAGAGTTTACATATGAATTTCCAATAGATCATGCTAATAATTCATCAAATGCTGATGATAATATTCGCAAATTTTTAGAAAATAATTTGCAGTTTACAAAGGATGAATCTATAAATGCAGTAATAGTTCATAAATCAATAGATAAAACTGGTCTTAAATGGCATATTGATGATTGCCAGTTAGTTAATTTTAAGAATGAACCGACATATAATTTAGAGCAATATATTTATCTAGAAGGTCATAAGTATTTGTATTTCAATACACCAACTAAAACATTACCAAAGTTTACTATTCTATTTTATAGTTCAACATATAAGGAAGATTTTGATGGTGGTTTACTAAAATTGGCAGATGGTATGCAAATTATTCCAAAAAGACAATGCGGTATTATCATGGATAGTAGAGAGGCACATATGGTAACACCTGTAACAAGAGGTGTGCGAAATGTAACAGTTGTTAAAATTTATTAGTTGTTTATGGTGTTGCATTTCAGTTATTGATTTTTCAGTGATATTGCCATTCATTATTTCGACTGCCTTTGTTTCTCCTTTTATTTCTTGTTGTTTCATAAAGGTTGTAAGGTTTTTAGTTGTTTGAGTTGTTTGAGGTGTTTGAGTTGTTTGAGTTGTTGACATATTTGCTATTTATTTGTTACACTTAAATATTTATGTTGAGATTTTGCTTAAGTTGAAATATTTTTATATGTCTAGAACCTTATATACTAAATATTTTTAAGATTTTTATATCCAGCTAACATAATATTAAGAGACTAACAATATTTTAAGAAACAGTAATTATTCATGTGTCTAGAACCTTGTGTACTAAATATTTTTAAGATTTTTATATCTAGCTAACATAATATTAAGAGACTAAAAATAAATTTAAGCGTTTGATATCTAGCTAACATAATATTAAGAGAGTAACAATATTTTACACCTTCGCACATTTAAAACTGCGATTTATATAAAATTGTTTTTTAATATTAATTAAATTATTACAAATCACTATTAAAATGTCACAAATAAAACGTAAGAAGCGGTTATGCACTGTACCAGACTGTAAATCAAGTGCTAGAGGCAAAACTGATAAATGTGTAACACACGGTGGTGGTAAACGGTGTACTGAACTAGAATGTAAGGCAAGTGCTGTAGGCAAAACTAATAAGTGTATAGCACACGGTGGTGGTAAACGGTGTATTGAAGAAGGTTGTACAACAGGTGCTGAAGGCAAAACTGATAAGTGTATAAGACATGGTGGTGGTACAAGGTGCACTGAACCAGATTGTAAAGCAAGTGCTCAAGGCAAAACTGATAAGTGTAAAAGACACGGTGGTGGCAAAAGATGTATTGAAGAAGGTTGTACAACAGGTGCTGAAGGCAAAACTGATAAATGTGTAACACACGGTGGTGGTAAACGGTGTACTGAACTAGAATGTAAGGCAAGTGCTGTAGGCAAAACTAATAAGTGTAAAAGACACGGTGGTGGCAAAAGATGTATTGAAGAAGGTTGTACAACAAGTGCTGAAGGCAAAACTAATAAGTGTGTAGCACATGGTGGTGGTAAACGGTGTAATGTACCAGATTGTAAAGCAAGTGCTCAAGGCAAAACTGATAAGTGTAAAAGACACGGTGGTGGCAAAAGATGTATTGAAGAAGGTTGTACAACAGGTGCTGAAGGCAAAACTGATAAATGTGTAACACACGGTGGTGGTAAACGGTGTACTGAACTAGAATGTAAGGCAAGTGCTGTAGGCAAAACTGATAAATGTATAACGCACGGTGGTGGTAAACGGTGTCCTAATTGCATTGACTGGATTGATAGTCGTTGTGGTTCGGCTAGTTACGATGGATATTGTGCCACTTGTTTCAAAGAAACATTTCCAGATGATGAACGAAGTAAAGTGGTATATAGACATACCAAAGAAATAATGGTAAGAAATATTATTAATGAAAAATTTGATGGATTTATACATGACAAACCCCTTTACACTGGTAATTGTGATTGCACTCACCGTCGTCGAATTGACCATCGTAAATTGATTGGTAATACAATTTTAGCAATTGAAACTGATGAGTTTGGACATCGTGGATATGACCAAAAAGATGAAGACATCCGTTACGATGATGTGTATATGATTCATAGTGGCAAATGGATATTCATTCGGTTTAATCCTGATACCAATGTGAGTAAAATAGATATTAATCATAAATTATATAAATTGATTGAAACTATGGAATATTGTATTGACCGAATTGAAAAAGAAGAAAATGCTGAGTTGGTCGAAATAATAAAGTTGTATTGTTAATAATCGTAGTTTTAAATGTGATAAGGTGTAATAAACAGTAATTATTCATGTGTCTAGAACCTTGTGTACTAAATATTTTTAAGATTTTTATATTATGTAATAATTTTTATGAATAAAAAAATAAAAAAATGTATAGGAAAATACAAACTTTATGTCAATGTAAGTGTGCAATAGTGATAAGTGGCTACTCATGCTGTGGGGGAAAGCCTCCTAAGTTTCTGCCTAAAGTCATTGGTTATCCCTTAAACGCCTATCAGCTATATATAGCTGATGGTGTTATAGATGTAATACAGCCTGAAAACTATGTTTTCAGGCGTTATCTGCATAACCAAGACTAGGATTTTTTAAAATCCTAGGCGGTTAAAGGATATAAAAAACTCAAAGCTTAAGTGTTCCGTTAAGGGTGTAAAGGATAGCAAAGTTAAAAAGAAAAGTTAAAAAGAGTTTATGCATTTAATGATGTTTTTCTTTTTTTAAATTTTCTAAATATATTAAAAAATGATGCTAGGTTTGTTAGTTGTTTTAGATGTTTTAGCTTTGTTTAATTGTGATTGTGATGTGTTGTTTTTTTTGTTTTAAATTTTAATTTTAGTCTGTTTAGAAGTGAAGGTTTATAGGCAGGTTTGCAAAAAGGTGTTTTAGTATTATTAGTACTATTAATTTGGGTTTCGCATACAGCTGCAGACGTATACGGTTTTTGTTTACAAAAATCTGGATATATTATTGCATGCTCTGCAATGTTTCCACATGTTAATAAATTATCAAATATTGCGCGTAATGAAGATATACAATTTATATCTTTACTAGTTTTTCTTGTTAATAGTTTGTAGTTTGTTTCTAATGTGTGAGCAAAAGATTGTATATAATAATAATATAATTTTTGTTCAATATGATTATCTATTGTCTGATTAATTTTGACATGAGGATTATGTGCAAATATGTTACCTATTTTTTTCAATTTGTCTAAAACCGATTTTATTTCAGTAGTGTTATTAATCTGTGAAAAGTTTATGCATGCCCAGAATTTATTTATACTTATTTTATTAGTTTTAAAAAGTAAGTTTATTTTATTAATATTATATTGGGTCAGTTTACCAGATGCAATTATTTTTAATATACTTTTATTAGTAGTTAATTGAGTACTTATGTGTGATTCTAATATTAAATCTGGTGATTCAAATATTGCATTCGGTATAATCCTAGATTTGTTAATACCAAATGAATATAATTCATTATTTTTATTATTTTTAATTATAGCACATACATGCGAATATGTCTGATTAAATGCTAGTATTTTGCATATATATATAGTATAACCATCATCACCAGCATCTGTAAACATTTTCAAATTATATGTTTTTATATTATCAGTAGTAGTAGTAGTGTTTATCTCTATAATTGATTTTGTAAAATTAAATTTATTCATATTTATTAAATATTTATATTCATCAAGTTTTAAAATTAATTCTTTACCTGTAATATTGCTATTATTATCCTGTATATCTGCAGGAAAATAAGTACGATTTTCCTTTATTTTTTCATAAATAATACTAACACTTGTAATGTCTTTGTAATCAATAGAGTTATTGTAATCTGTAATATGTTTGTTAAATTTAGCTTGAAATAAATTTATTAAATGTAATCTACAATTTTCAAGGTTTTCTTTTGTTTGTTTTATATATGGTTTTGTATATGGTTTATTGCAGTGAATAAGAGAAGTTTCTGGTTTTTGTTTGCAAAATTTTGGATAAATTATTATATGTTCAGCAATTTTTCCACATGTTAATAAATCATCAAACACTTTACGCATCATAGATGCGCAATTTCCATCTGCGCTATGTGTAGATACATATTTACTATATTTACCTGTGTCTAATACGCATTTAAATGTATATGTAATATATCTAATTTTATTTAAGTCTTTTGCAGTTATTAACTCTTGTGCAGAATTTTTAGTTATTTGTATTTGTGTATCTACTTGTTCTATAAGGTCTTGTATAAGGTCTTGTATAATTGTTTGTATATTTATAGTAGTTATATTATCAATATCTGGACTAAAGTCTATATTATTAATAAAATAATTAATTTGATTTGATCGAATTAATGATGTAAGTATTTGTATATTATTCTTTGTTAATATTCCAGCTGCAATAATTTTAAAATATTTATTAGAATTATTACTTAATTGACGACTTATAGCCATTTCAAACTCATTATCAGGGGATATTAGTAATAGTTCGTCTCTAGTTCTAATTTTATTTTTAGTTCCAAAACCAAATGAATATAATGCACTTGTATCATTTTTTTTTTTTATTATTGCTGTCATATGTGTAAAGTTGTGTGAATTGTCTATAATATTGCATATATAAATATTATCTCCTTCTTCAATATGTAAATTGTTGATTTGCTTAAAAATAAAAATAGTATTTGTGAAAGTGAAATACATATATTTATTATATTTATAAATTTTATCTATATCTATATTTCTATCTTTAATTTTTATTAACTCATTTATATTTTTATTAGGTATTGTAAGGTATGTTGGTAAAGTTGCAAAATGGTTTGCAGCTTCTTCTTGTGTAATAATCTTTCCAATATCTAAAACAGTATTTGCAATATAGTTTTTTAATTTAGTTTTAAATAAATCTATTAGATCTAATCTACAATTTTCAAGTTTTTGTTTAGTTGTCATATTTTCAGATTGTGTATTAGCGGGTTGTGTATTAGCGGGTTGTGTATTAGCGGGTTGTGTATTAGCGGGTTGTGTATTAGCGGGTTGTGTATGTGCAGGTGGCAGTGTAGGTGGCAGTGTAGGTTCTGGATGAGTGTTTGTGTTTACATTTACATGAGAGGAGCTTGGAATATTATTATCATTAACAGTACTATGTAACATACTACCAGCAGTGTGTAATGTATATTTTAATATACCTACAAAATATACTATTATACTATTATATTTTTTTGTAAAAAAATAATAAAAAAATTGAAAAAACTATGTTTTTTTTGCTCTATATTTTTTCCACACTCACTGCTCCATTGGTTGCATTTACAACCGGTTGCAAATTTTCTTACAGTTTTGGACAGTATCCACCAATTTATGTGTTTATTCTAGGGGCAATCATAATAACTGTGCATTGTACAGTTACGCGCACGGAAAATAGGGAGGTGTAAAAAAATATTAACAGTTTCCACTCAAATATGAAAAAATAAAGGGGTATGAACTTAATACTATACAGTGCACATAGCAGTATCCAATATTATTAGTATTAATTGCGTTTATAATGTTTATAAAATAAATAATATATTTGTAAATTGTAAGATGACATCAAAAAAGAATGATCGCATTTGCATGTGTTGTAAGAAGGAATTTAGATATCCATCTAGACTTGATAAACATTTAGAAAGAAAAACTGCTTGCAAAACAAACAGTGAGAGTGCAAATTGTCTATTAATAAGAAAAACGCAACCAACATATAACCAAATAAATTATCAAGAAATAAAAGATCAACAACTACAACCAGCAAATATATTAGAGAGTAATACTAAAACTACAAATATTAACCAAAGAGGTCTTATTGAATTAGAAAAAAGACTCAAAGATTTTGATGACAACCAAATAAATGATATAGATAAGCAAGTATGTAATGAAAATATAAATATTTATAAATATATACATACAACAAATAATATTAAAACTATTAACACTAATAAAGTTTGCAGATGAGTATGCTGATATGTAAATTAGATACAGTATTGCATACAGTATTGCATACAGCATTGCATACAGTATTGCATAATATGCATATCTAGCTAATATAATTACTGGGGTTAAGAGACTAACAATCTAAAAGTGTAAATAAGTGTAAATATAGTTAATTATGTTTTTTTTAATATAAAAAATTGATTTAAATTATTGTTTATATTATAGATATTATACCTTAATGAATAATACAGAAGAAATGAGTTTTGCTACGATAAAGAATATGAATGTTGAAGAATTTATTACACATATTACACCATTTGAGGATGTTGATAGTATATTGGATACTTGCAAAAATCAATCTGAAAAAGGTTTTATATATGAACGCCTATGGGATGTGTGCATTAAATTTGGATTTTGTAATCATTTTCAAAAAACTAATTTTACGCATATGATTGGTAATATGAATAATGGAAATCTGAAACCACTCACAACATTTACACATTATTTAACTGAAAACGTTGTGAGTGGTAATTCAAGCGGATGTTCGGATATATCCTTATTCAATAATGCCGATGATACCTTTACTTTTATCAGTTCTAAATATCCTAAAAGTAAAGATGATATTACTAAACAAAAATCAGTTGCTTACTATGAGGTTCAAAATATAATTTCAGTGACTGATGCAAATAAACATATTTATCCTAATTTTAACATTTGGTTACTTGTCCCTGATAAGCAGTCTGTTTTGGAAAAGGTTAAAAATGCAAATAAATCAAGTAATTATATTACAAAGTATATGACAGAACAAAATATTTTGGATAAGAATGATTTGAATAAGTATTTTCTACGCTTTAAGGCAGATATGCTTAAACATATGAAGGTAAGTAAAAATAGTAAAATTAATTATGATGAAATCTATTTATCGCCTAAATGTAATTTATGTTTGAGATTTCATCAAGAACTTATTACACAAAAAACATCTAATCTTATTGAAGAAGGATATAAATGCTTTCTATGGGGTTGTAAGTGTAGAAGTGGTAAAACATATATGTTTGGTGGTTTAATTATCAAGCAGTTTGAAATCAAGCAAAAATTAAATGTTTTGATTATTACACCTGCACCAACAGAAACCGCACCACAATTTACGGATGACTTATTTAACAAATTTAAAGAGTTTGAAGCATTTAAAATTCACCATATAGAAGGTTCAAATGCGATTGATAATATTGTATTGGGTGAGAGTAATATATTTGTTATGTCTAAACAACTATTACAAAAATATATTAATGATTGTAAAACAGATAAAACTATTATGAAAATTAAGAATCTGAAATTGGATATTATTGGTTTTGATGAAAACCATTTTAGTGGAACTACTGATTTATCTAAATCTATTTTAGATTCTTACTCATCCAAGAATACGATTAAAGTATATCTAACCGCAACTTATAATAAACCTTTGCGTGAATGGAATATACCTGAAGAATGTCAAATGTATTGGGATATTGAAGATGAACAAATATGTAAAAGTATTTTGGTAGATGAGACAAATGTTGAAAAATTAAAAGAGAAACATGGTGATACAAGTATTATAGCAACCATTAAGTATTTTACTGATAAAGGTTATGATATAAATGATATTTTTAAACCTTATGAAAATATGCCCGAATTGTATTTGATTACAACGATGTTTGATAGTCAAAGATACGATATAATTAAAGATAAAATTATGGGTAGTAAGTATGGGTTTTGTTTTGATGTATTGTTTGCACTAAATAAACAAAAGACAAAGTTTCAATTTGAAAATGAGGTAAAAACTATATTACGCTTTATATCGGGTTCAAATAAGGAGCAAGATTTCAAACATGGTAATAAATCTATGTTTTCGCGGATTTTGAAAATATGTTCTGATAAAGAAACCCGTATACCTTTTACACAAATTTGGTTTCTACCAAGTGATAATATTAATGATATTTCAAAATGTTTAGAACAACTAATGAAGGAAGATAATGTCCTCAAAAAGTATAATGTGTTATGTATTAATCGTAAGAATAAAGATTTAGCAAAAGATATTAAGGACGATATTACAAAACAAGAAAAAATAGCAAAGGCTGAAGGCAAAGAAGGGTTAATTTTATTAGCAGGTAATATGCTGACATTAGGCATTACGCTGAATATGTGTGATATGGTCACTTTAATGAATAATACCCTTTCATCTGATAAGGTCTTACAGCAAATGTATAGATGCATGACAGAAGGTAATGATATTACTAAACCTAAGAAATTCGGGTTTGTGGTAGATTTAAATATAAGTCGGGTTCTTAATGTTTGTGTGAATTACACGATATATAAGAATGATAAAAGCACTGAAGATAAAATAAAGTATCTTATTGAAAACCATTTAATTAATATTGATGTGGATATGATGGAACAAAAGAAGATAAATAGTGATGCAATTGTATATAAATTAATGGAAATTTGGAAATCCGATCCAATTAATAGTTTCAAATCTCTATTGCGAAACTTGGATAATGACTATGTAGAGTTTGATACATCAACGCAGAAGATAATAAACAAGTCATTTACCAGTTCATTAAAAGACAATAATGTGAATACTACAATTGAAATTAAAGATGAAAATGATGAATTACAAGAACTACCATCAGGTAAAGAAAAAGTTAGGGATGAAAAAACGGAGAGTGATGATGAAGAAGAAAAATCTGAAAAAGAGGAGAAAGAAGAAATAAAAATATCATTTACCAAAGATGTATTGCCGTATGTGATACCTTTAACTTGTATCTTAACGATTAAGAATGCAAATAAAGATTTTGTTAAAATGTTAAACGACATACAAGAAAATCCTGAGCTATTAGATATGTTTGATGATATGTGTTTGATTTGGTGGAATAAGAAAGATTTAATAAATATTATAAAAAATATAGTTTCAAAATATTTTGATAAGAATTCTAATACATATAATATTTCTATTAACTTTAAGATGTCTTTACAAAGTTTAATAGATAATCCAAAAGAATTATTAGAATTAATTAATGAATGCTTGAAACCCAAAGAGATAGAAAAAAAGAAATTTGGTGAAGTTTTCACCCCGATGAGTTTTATTAATAATGATATATTAGCCGATTTAGAAGCATATTACAAAGAAAAATATAATAAAAACATATTTGAAGATGAAACTTTAAAATGGGGTGATACCACAACAGGAATGGGCAATTTTCCAATTGCAATTTATTATAAGCTAATGGATGGTTTAAAATCTAAAATACCTAATGAAAAAGACCGAAAAAAACACATTTTAGAAAAGATGTTGTTTATGGCGGAATACAACAAGAAGAATTGTTTCATAGTTAAACAAATCTTTAATATGAATAATGAGTTCAAACTCAATTTGTATGAAGGCGATTCTTTACAATTAGATATTCAAAAAGAGTTTGGTATTGCGAAGTTTGATATTGTAATTGGTAATCCGCCTTATAATGAGGAATTAAAATCAACAGGAGCAAAAGCATTATATAATAAGTTTGTGGAGTATTATATTGAAAAGTGTAATTTGTTATGTTTTGTAATGCCATCCCGATGGTTTTCAGGCGGTAAGGGGTTAGATAGTTTTCGTAAAAATATGTTAGAGCGTACGGATATTGTTTATATAAAACACTTTGATGATGCTTCAACTATATTTGGAAACTTGGTTGATATTAAAGGAGGTGTAAATTACTTTCTCAAAGATACTCATCATAAAGGTGATTGTAAATTTAATGGTTCAATCACTAAATTAAATAATTATGATGTATTTGTTGATGGAAAATACCATCCTTTAATTCTTAAATTAATAAAGCTTGATTCAATTATAACCTTATATTTAGGTAGATATTTTGGGGTTGAATCAAATGATAAAAGATTAACAAGTGATAAAACAACGGATTCTATTAAATGTTATGTGTCTCAACAAAAAGGTTTTGAAAAATACATTGAAAAAAAGGATATAAAAAAAGAATATAATTTTTGGAAAGTTATTACAACTGAAGCGGCGCACGAACATAAAAGTGGTTTTGGAAATATATTTATAGGAAATATATATGAAGTTCATACTGGAAGTTATATATCATTTAAAGTATCTAATGAAGATGAAGCAAAATCATTATTAAGTTATATGAAATGTAGATTGCCGAATTTTATGTTATCAATAAGAAAAAATTCACAGCATATTAATGAAGATGTATGTAAATGGATACCATTACCACCATTAAATAAAGAATGGACTGATGTGGAAATCTATAAACATTTCAAGTTATCAGAAGATGATATTAAACTAATTAATGATACCAATATTGTTGGTTATAAGAATATTGTTAAACAAAGCGAAGGGTGTGTTGAAATACCTGAACCCAATTCAAAACGAGTGAGTAAGAATAAAATACAGGTACAAGAACCTGTTGTAGTAGAGGCAGTAATAGAACAACCGATTGAACCAAAGATTAAACCCAAACGGGTTTTGAAAATTAAAGCAAAGGTTTACAAAGTTGCAGAACCTATTATTCAACCACCCGAACCCGTTGCAGTAGAAGAGGTTAACCCGTAAAAATAGTAAAAAGGAAACTCAAAATAATTGAGGTTTAAGTAAATTATGAGCTTTATTATCCGTTACTTAAACACATACGCCTATCGGCTATATATAGCTGATGGTGTTATGGATGTAATACAGTCTGAAAATTATGTTTTCAGGCGCTATCTGCATAACCAAGACTAGAATTTTTTAAAATCTTATGCGGTTAAAGGATATATAATTTTATATTTTATATTTTATATTTTATATTCTACAAATATTTTTATTAAATGATAACACAGTTAATTATTATTCATGTGTCTAGAACCTTGTGTACTAAATATTTTTAAGATTTTTATATTATGTAATAATTTTTATGAATAAAAAAATAAAAAAATGTATAGGAAAATACAAACTTTATGTTAACACAAGTGTGCAATAGTGATAAGTGGCTACACTTGCACTTTGTGAAAGCCGTCTTCGAAGCGCGAGCGCGGGTTAGCGGACAAGTACTTTGAGTCGATTCCAATCTCATCACCTCCTTCAAGCAACTCAAGAGTAAGATGTTTAAGATCTTTCCTAACCTCCTTTGCTAAAGCAGCCAAACCGACCAGCTCTGCTGAAGAGCGTTTGGTGGAGTTTGCTATTTCTTTCCGCTTACGCTGCTTAGCATTGTGTTTACGATTGTGTTTGCGGCGTGCTTCAGCGGCATCTGCTTCAGCGGCATCTGCTTTCTGGCGTGCTGCAGCGGCTGTCGGGTATAAATTGGCCGCGCAGGGGATCTGTTCTTCCTCCTGATCAGGAAACGGAGGGATATTAGGATGAAGAACTGCCTCGGTGATACGCCATTTGGTCTCAATACCATCTTCAGCGTTCCACCAGAAACTTGAACCGTTTGGTGGTTCGCATGTAGATGTGGCCATTGTAGCGTGCAGTTGTTTTTGAGAAAACTGCTGTAGTGAGATGATAGTACGTGTAAGGTACTATAAATCACTGGATGAAAAGCTTGTAAGTCTTAAAAGACCACGACTGCTATTTCTCTGTGTATACTATATTGTTTTAATTTATATTATTTCAATTTTTGTTATAAATGTCAATTTTTACTGTTTTTTTATTTTGCTTAAAAAAATAACTTTTAATTAGCCTGGATAGTTAAGCTAAGTTAATAATGCAGTTGTGGGATAAGTGCTAAGCATTTGCTTTGTTAAGAAGTGCATCAGCTGTTTCGTTTATGCCCTCAATGAATGCGAGTAAGTACGCACCAAAGCACCAACGCAGTGGCATAATTTCCTGCAGCCAAGGATAGATGTCATCAAAGTTGCCACTGGAACCATTGGGATCAAACATGTTGATTTTGTACAGGAACTCGTCGTGGCCTTTGTTGCAGTTGGGATCGTCACAACATTTCTCGTAAGTCTTGTTCATGTTCTCAAGCAGTTCTTCATTACAAACACTTGTGCGGATGTCCTCTTTGTGTGCTTCCAAACTGTTTGCAAGTTCGGAAAGGTTTCTGCTGGCTTCTAAGAATGTGTCCCTATTTTCTGGAATAACAGGTAAGCGCAGAATATCTGCAAGTAATTGCCGCATTATGTGGAAAGCAAATCTGTGCAAGTATGTAAGTGTTTATAGATTATTTGCAGATTATCCATTATTCAATTTTTGTTTATAGTTACTAAAAATGTTGATTTAATTATTTGTAACGATTGCCATGTCTAGAACCATGTGTACTAAATATTTTTAAGATTTTCAAGATAAATAAGATAAATATCTATATTAAATATATAAATAATAATAATAATAATGGCTTTAGAATCAGATACAGCTTATAATCAATTATTAAAGTTTTTTAAAAAAATTTATAAAAAAAATTTATTATCAGAAAGTTATAAAAATCAAAATCATATAAATGCAAATGAGCTAGCAAATGCGCCATCAAAATATGGTGAATATATTGCATTAATTAAAAAAATATTTGCAACTAAAAATGAGTCTAATAATATACCGCCACCACTGCTACCACAACCACTACTAACTGATAATGAACTATTTAAAAAATTGTATTCACAAATTATAGATTATAAAACAAAATCTCAAACTCAACAAGATACACAAATTAATAATGATTTATTTTATATTAATATGCATGGAGGATTTAACTTAAAAAGTGGATTTAAACAAATTCCTCCCAATATTGTTGTAGTATTTTTAACACCAGTTAATCGATATGGATTTGCATGTTCAAAAGAAAACACAAAAGCAACACATGATACATTTAATAATCCAGTTTTAAAAAAAAAATTTTTAAACAATATATTATGTATTGATAAAATAAATGATAATCCTAAACAAAATAATAGAACAGTACGTAGTAAGTTTGCTTTTTTTGAAAATGCATTAGTTTTATTACCTGGACAATATTATTGTGATTTAAATTTAAGTTTTACTGAAAAAGATGAAAAGTATAGTGTAGAAATTACACATTATGGTTCACCACAAAAACAAATAATACCACCAGATACGTTAAAGTATAATAATACTTTAAGTAATATTATAAAAAATAATATACCGCAAGATAAATTGACATATGTAATTGTAGATTGTTGTAGAAATCTTGATCATTTAAAACAAAATGGTACTGATATATATATATATGAAAATTTTATGTTATATTTTAATACAATTATGTCTAAATGTAATGCTGAGGCTATTAAATCTACAAATTTACCAGTTAAAGAGTTTAGCAAATTTAGTATTATTGCAGTAAGATCTTCTGATGAATTTGTTGTTTTGCAAGAAACTATAGAAAAATCATTTGTTTTATATTTAAATACAATAATAAAAATTGTAACAACATATATAATATTAAAGATAAATACTACAGATTTACAAGCTAATTTACCAGAAAATAATTTTGAAGCAAATGAATTTATTAAATTAAACTTATTAACTAATATAAAATTAATATATGATGATACAGATAAAAATCAAAACATAAAGATAGATAAACAAATAATTTATGATTTTATAATAAAATTATATAATATTAAACAAATAGAAAATGATAATTATGATCGTGCATTTAACTATATTACAGAATTAAATACAATGGGTACTAATATACAAAAAATTACAGAAAGAAAAGGAGAAGGACAAACGGTAAACACAAAAGAAGTTATAGAAGAAGTTAAGGTTAATCTTGTGAGTATAAAAGAAAAAATTAGTTTGTTACTTGCTTTAACTTATCCAGATACAGATACAGAAACATTGAAAAAAATTAAGAATAGTATTTCATTAAAAGTAGCGAATAAACAATTATCTTTTGATTTATCTAAATATACACCTACAATTGATTTATTATATGATTTATTATATAATTTATATCCGTATTTAATAAATTCAGTGCAGTATGACAATCTAAAAAAAATTATAATAAAACAAAAATATAGTAGTTTAATTGATACTATAAATACTTATTTAAATGGTAATATAAATAACATGATCGCCATTGGATTTATAAAAGGCAAACCATTTAATACTACAGCATCTAATACATCTTTAGGGCATTTAGGACGAAAAAGATTACAGCATGCAACGTATTTGCTATCACGACAATTATCAGAGTTACCACCTACTACAGCCATTTTAAATGGAGGACGTCGCACTAAACGCACTAAACGCACTAAACGCACTACACATGGTAAAAAATATAGCTTTCATATCTAGCTAACATAATATTAAAAAACTAACAATATTTATTTTACACTTTTATTAAAATATAAACAAAATATTGGTAACTATAAATAAAATACAAAAAGTACTAAAAATATATTTATAGTTACCATTATGGAACAAATATTTACAAATATTTATGAAACTAAAGTTTGGGGTGATAATAGTGATGCTGAATATAATGGTAGTAGTGGAGGCGGAAGTAATATAGATTATAATAAAAATACTTACGTGCCGTTTTTAAAAAAATTTATAATTGATAATAATATTAAAACTGTTGTTGATTTAGGTTGTGGTGATTTTAAATGTGGTAAATTAATATATGATGATTTGAATATAATATCATATACTGGGTATGATGCATATAAAAAAGTAATAGATTATAATTCAACTCAGTATTTATTACCTAAATATACATTTACGCATTTAGATTTTTGTAATAATAAAGAAAAAATAATAAGTGGAGATATCTGCATTCTAAAAGACGTTATACAACATTGGTCTTTAGAAAGCATTTATAATTTTTTAGAT